TTTATTGCTCCCAAGCGAGTGCATGTACCCCCTATAATATACGAATAAAAGCCTATACGAGTCAAGCATTATTTTGGGTGGACGATCCTAGGATTCACTACCCAAATTACTGGCTTTTTCAGTCGAGAATCCAAAGACTAGCTTGTGGCGTTAGGTCGGAATATACCACAGTTTAGCCCATAATGTCAAGCATTTTCTTTAATTTTTAGTAAAAAAAAAAGTTGGCGCGGTATGTGTACACACTATATTTTGGAGGGTTTAGATGTATATATAAAAGTTTGCTGGTAGGGTATGAATATTATAAATTAAACACTATTACCCACAGTTCCCCACAATAATCCATTGTATTAGTCTTCTATTAGGAAGTAGGTGTTATTTAATTTCTACGAACCCTTGCCACTTTGTGGTGTCACTTTTTACATAGACCGTAGGTCTGATATCGTGTATATTTCGGTGTAAATCACGGTTAAATCGGTAACTAATCCAGAAGGCAAACCCCCAATAAATGGTCTCAGGCACGCCAGCCGGTAAGTACCACCATACAGGAATGTCATTGATTAAAAACATTATTGATTCAATCATAGTGATTTCTTATGTCTTGTTATCCAATACAGATAGCCATTTCCTTTGGGATCCCAATGAGCCTTAATGACCTCGTGTTGTCTATGAATTGTACACCATTTTGTTTCTTTTCTGTTATGTGGTATATTAACCTTACTTCGATAGGTGTGTTCTCTGCCAAAGGGATCGGCTATTCGGTATCCCCATGTCTTAAAGATGTAGTCCTCAGGTATGTCTTTATGAAACTTATCATTCAAATAGTATATCGTGGTATTGTACTCTATGGCGCCACTTGGAGCATCAGTACAGCTATTCAATAGTATTATTGTTATTATTATATATTTTATCATAGCAATCCAAACATAACTGACCAGCACCTTCAATGTATCCAATACGAGCATCTATGTGTTCATATTGAAAGTGCTGAGTCTCTTTAGTACACACTACGCATTTATCTTTTTTATCTTCTAAATCTCTTTCCCAATCACCTTCGTGGAATCCATCGGCAAAGTGTTTCAATTGTTTAGCCATATTCGTGTTGTCCTTTGTGTGTTTTGGTTCATACGGACACATCAAACACCCGTGTCCGCAACAGTATCCTCGTTGTATTAAAAACTCTTGTGATAGCATTTTATTACTTCGTAATCATTACAATTTAATCTCGTGTTCATCCTCGTATGTTTTCAATATTCTCTTAACCAATGGATGTCGTATGCAATCATCTCGATTAAATGCCATGTGTCCAACTCCCTTTATACCTTTTAATCTATACCATACATCGTAGAAACCAGACTTTTCATAGTTGGTCACGCCATTCGTTTTATACTTGTCGCATTGACTCATATCACCTTGTATAATCATCTTACAATTCTCCGATATTCTCGTCATGATGGTTTTTATTTGCATCGGTGATACATTTTGAGCCTCGTCCAAAATCACATAACAGTTTTCCAAATTCACCCCACGCAAAAAGTTCAACACGCCTATCTCCACCTTTCCGTCTTGGATTAGTTTATTGGCCTTGGCCTTCCCAACAATCGAGTTCAAAATCGTAAAGGTCGATTCATTATATTGTTGTATCTTTTGACTTAACTCGCCAGGCAGATAGCCTAGCTTATCCTCGTTGCCAACATCGACCGTTGGATTTATGATGATTAGCTTGTCGTAAGGCAATCCCCTTCGTAATACATCTTGTAGTGCTTTATAACAACTCACATATGTCTTACCCGTTCCCGCGATGCCATGACACAGTATTAACTGATGATTGAAATCACTTATCTTTTGAAAGAATAGCTTTTGATTATCGGTTTTGAACTCAAGATTATTCACAATCTTGGGTATCGTACCTATCTTGGCGCTCATTGTAATTCGTAATAAATATTATCTTGATACTTCTCTTCCATTAGTTGGTCGGCCTTGTTGCCCAACCTTCTAATGATGTCGCTTTCCTCTTTATCGGGATTAATAGAGTGTGTCTTTTGAGCTATGTCTATGCAATTCACCAAAAACTTCAATTGCTTCTCACTTAGTGCAACACCGTAGGATTTATCTACATTGTTCTTCATCTTTAACTCCTATTTAATCATCCCAACTTGGTAAATTCAACCCCAAGTCCCAAATCATTTCATTCAATTCAAATGATTCTTGTTCCAATGCCCTACCATCATGATAGCAATCATATAGTTTAGCATAGAAGTCCATGAGTTTTTCATTCCAATTGGGACGGATATCCATTAGTTTTTTTAATAAATCTAAAACTATCTTTAAGTCTTTTTTTTCAATAACAATAGTTTCTTTCATCAAGCCATGGCAAGTTTATTTCCCATCAATCCTTTCATTAACTCTTCAAACAGCATGATTTCCTCGATTTCTTCGGGACTCAAGTCCTTGAAGTTACGACCTTCTTTTTTACCCAATTCCAAGTATACCAAATCCTCGATGATGACATCCAATTCTTTTCGTAGTGGTTTGGCTTCTTGTTTTGCTGATAACTCGATTAAACAATCGATAATTTCGTGTAAGTTTTTCATTTTCATACCTTTGTTAATAAATAGTTGTATATATACCCAAAACCAAAAATTTTCCCTACCTCTCTCATTAACTCCTCCAAAATTTTACTCTCATGTTACCACCATTCGTAAATGCCTCCCATGTACATTGTTTCCACAGGCATGTCCAATAGTGGTCAAAATGGTCTCGTGTGGTCGGGATCATTCGCCAACCACACGGACACATAGGATGTTGTTTGTTCTTTCGGTTATGCCACCATTTTCGGAACATTTACTTCTGAAGGAACTTTTGATTCATGGTTCTGGCAACTTCCATCATGTTGGTCGGATTGATGAATGAAGCATCCTTACCATACATACTCTTGAAAGTATTGACATCAGACTCATACGGAGTTCCATTAGAAATGAAGTAACTTGAAATCTTGATTCCATTGTTCTTCATCATTTTGACCATTTTACGAGCATGGTCTGTGGCGTATGAACCGTGGTAATACATGTCACCATTACTGAAATAAGGAGCTCCATCAGCATAATTGATGAAGTAATTATCCTCACCACGAACACCACCTAACCACTTCTTCATTAGCGCCTCGTAACATAGTGACTCTGGTGTAGTACCACCAGCATTAATTGACGGCCACAACTTCTTAATCTTGTTTATCTTGTCCTTACGAGAATCATAACAGATGATTACTACTGGCTTATCTTTACTTGTCCAACGGAAACTCACGACAACATTGATGTTTCCAGCCATCTCACAGGCCTTGACCATGGCAACGGCAGAGGTCATGGCTTTGGTTAGTTTACCACCACTCATACTACCACTCGCATCAATCGACAGGTGAAGATTAGCTCTGTTGTATTTCTCCTTGACAATCTGACTAAACACATTAGAATTACCAAACCCTAACTCGGAGATTAATCTCTTGTTGATTTTGCCAGTATTTTGTCTCGTGAAAACCAAATCCTTTTCCTCACCACGAACCTTCAACTTCTTACCCAACATGGCACCAAGTCTTAATCCCTCATTGATGGCATCGGCTTTGTCATTACCGTAAGTATAGTGATAAAGAAAACTGAAGGCTCTTGAGTCAATCAACTCTTGAGTCAAGTCTGGTATCACAACCACAGGAGTCTTACCAGTCTTGGTGTCTCCAGCCTCAACCAACTCCGAATTACTATTACTAAGAGCATCAACAATCTGCTTGTCACTCTTGGTCAACTTGGTCTTTTGAGTCTTACCATCAAGAAAGTCTTGAGACTTCTTGAAAATATTACTGACTTGTTTTTTCTGACTCTCAGACAGTTCCTCACCAGCTTGAGCATTGTCATCTAGCTTCATCTCAGCATCACCCGTGTCAATTTCAGTACCATTACCATCACCATTGGGAGAGCCACCCTCTTGGTTTTCTTGTTCTTCTGAACCACCATCAGGCTGACTACCTTGACTCTGATTCTCATCCACAATCTTGAAGACAATCTCACAGACAGACTTTGCCACATTGATTGAATCCTCAGTAGACTTTAGTCTTGAAATATTTTTCATGTCAATGACACGGTAGATATCTCTGAGTCTTGGTAAGGCATCCAACACGGTATCAGGATTAGTGAAGTTAATGATTCTGAACAAGTAAGACTCGAAATCCATACCACGATATTCCTTTGACTTCAATCCCTTACCGATTGTTTTGTGATTGAAAAACTTGGAATACAAAGTGTGATAATAACCTTTGTAGCCAGGTGAAGAAGTAAAGACAATATTATCAATTCGTCTATCCTCAATGTAGTTAATCATGTTTCTGAAAAACTCCATTCTATCACTTGTCAAATCCCAATTCCTAAGTTCTCTCATGTTCCTAACACTAGCAAACAAGTCAAAGTCACTATAAACAATGTGACTACCCTCGTGAAGAGCAAGACCAACAACATGGTCGAAGTTTTTCTCATTGATAGTACCACTAATGGTAACTGACTTACCATCGGTAAATGAGTCACCGCGAGACATGAATTTGACCGGCACATTTTGACCACTCACGATACGAACAAAGTTACCTATTGCCCTCTTGTGAGCAGCAAGACTAATGTGGTCTTTCTGAGGTTTTGGTTTCTTGACTTCAGTATCACCATCAAGATTAGCAAGGATGCTATCTATCTCGGATTTTCTGTCGTCAAACCAAAACGAAGAATAGTTTTTACTCATTAATTTTTCCTCTCTTTTTCATATGTAAATATACTAATAAAATGCTATATGAGTCAAGCATTATTTTCATATTTATTTAATTTTTTTGGTCTCCCATATCTCAAGAACTTAATAATCCTCTTTACTAATAATGTGTGTTCCCCATCCACAGGAGGTTTATTCCTACAGTTTTCTACATGTTCCTCAATCATCTCCTCGATAGCCTCTCGCATTTCTCTTGAATATAAGGACATGCTCATTACTTACTCTGACTCTTCTTTTGAAACCTTTTGTACATTCCGTTCAAGGCCTTGACCTGTTTCTCAGATAATTTACCAAATTTTTTGACCTGATACTCCACACTATTCAAAAACTCTTCGGAACGCCACACATAGCTCTCTTGATAATCACACTTTTCTAACAACTGTTTAATCACCTTGATTCTGTTTACCTTGTCGTCTATTTTCTGTCTGTATTCAGGATCATTCTTCTTGAAGAAGTATACGGCATATCTTTTGACGGCTTTGGTCACGGCTGCCTCTTGTTTGTCCGTCAAGGTAAAACCCTTTTCCAATAATCTGTATTGGTCTTGTAGAAAGTCCTTGAATCCACTATCCTTTTTCCAATAGCCATCATCATTCAAGATGTGGTAAAGTTGTTGTTTTCTCTTAGCTAAACTTGCCATTATAAGTACCTCGGACCTGTCCAATGAAACCAAGTCTGTTTCTTATCATAGATAGAACCCCTAACATGTTTTGCTGGAGCACTCCAACCAGCGGCTTTAAATACATCACCCTCTTGATAAGGTATTCCCTTGTGGACACCATTACCTTTGGCGATGAATCCCCAAACCCTACCTCTGCCTGGCTCACCACTTTCGTTTTCAATTACCTTGTCGAACTTACGACCAGGAGATAGTTCCATATTCAAATGTGTTTTATGGTAGTTGTCACCTTTACCATGCCAATTCTTGTAGTTTTGATTGATACCATCAAACAACCTTTGAATAGCTTGTTCCCTATCCATTACTGTTTCTCGTGGTTCAAAATACATACTCATTATTTATCCTTTTAACTTTTTTAAAACTTCTCCCACGACATGTAAATCTAATGAGTGTAAAGAATCAAACCATTCTTGGGAGCTGAATAAATCGTTACTCATGTCCACTATATTTTCGGGTTCATCCCAACCGATACTACCATCGGCCATTAGGGGAAAGGTATCACCAGTTTTGGTGTTGATTACAGCTCCCACACTTGGGAGTATTTGAAAATCTTCTTTAATCAATTTATGTTTCATATTTATTCCTTATTTATTACCCCTTAATATACTAAAGAAAACCAATATGAGTCAAGCATTATTTACGATTTTTTTTCCAATATTTTGTGTGTTCTAATTTCCTATATGCATCACCAAGTGCCTTTCTTGTAGCGATACTCGTGATGAAACATGGGGCATTTTTCCTTGTCATTATTCCGTTTGTCTTTCTTTCATCATGTGGATTAAAACAAACGGCTTTCAGATGTCCTAATCCTATTTCTTTTAATCCCTCGTTGATAAATTTTTGATAGTCCACGACCGTATAGTTGTTAGAATAAACCATGTGTAAATACATCGCCGTGGTAAATCTATCATCTTGGTCAAACTTTCTTATCAGTTCAAATAGTGATAACCCCTCTTCAGGATCGTAAAACTCAATCAGTAGTTTGTTTTGTTTTCGTTCAGGTGCTAAAAATGGACAAACTGGATATCCACCAAAGTTTTCATTTGGTATTTCTAACCAATCCATCCATTCTTCTAATTGTTCGAGTAACTTTTCTTTTGTAACCATTAATGTAATTTAACTATTTACAATCACATTCGCAAGCACAATCTTCACATTTACATTGTTTACACTTACACATTATCTTATCCTCGGTTAATCATTACAACAGCAATCACACCCATCACAATGACCTATTGGTGGATTACCATCATTATCATTACAATTACAACCGTCACACTCACACATTCTACCAAACCATCCAAGCAGCAGCTGCAGTTTCTACGAATATATCAGCGGCCGTGTTGTAAGCCCATTTTTTTGTAGTTCCATAGGTCTCGTGAGTTCCCTCAACCCAAACCTCAAATATTTCCCATAGTATACCAATTATCAACACCCATAATACTGCCCATAAATCACTAGCACCCAACCATTGAGCCACCTTTGCGATAAACAAACCAGCCGCCAGATGATAGGATGTCCAACCATCCAACTGACCACTTGATACTTGCCAATTATATACTTTTGCTAACGGATTATTCATGCTAACCTCCTGTAAACATTGACCACACTTTCTCAACCAATAGAGCAACAAAACCCACACCAATAACACCTCTCCATTTGGTAGTGTTTTCTCTGAATTGTGTATTGAGTTTTGTCTCAGCCCAAAGGCCTTCGTGTGGATTAAATAAATTTTCTTTTATAAACTTTAGTGATTCTTCTGTTTTCTCGTGAGCTTTTTCCATGTCGTTTTTCAACTCCACGATATCTTGTCGCACATCATCCAACTTCAAGTGTGCTATCTCTAATTGTTTTCTGTCTTGTTGATTCATGTGTTATCCCACCATATTTTTGCTAAAAAGATTAAAAATAATAATTTTATCACGAGTATAACCAATTCCCAAATAGGATCGGTTGGTGTCATGTATATAAATATGTCTCATATTATTAACCATTATATTTTCTAACTGAGAAAATACAAATTAATCATTTATATCAATTCCAATACTGTACAGAGAGTCCATTAACATTTGTAAAGAGTCAGGATAATTGCAGTATGATGGAGTGAATAACTGAGTGCCATATTTTGTTAAACAATTCATTCTTAATTCTTGAAACAATGTTTTATACATATCATCTTTGTGCTCAATTAAATTACCCAACACGGACATGCCACTTCTGTAACAACTGCAAACCGTTGTAGACGAATAATATAACTCCCTATCTTCTGTTGGCTCAACTACTATCCTCTCATCACAATTTGTGATAAAAAGAGTCCAAAGGGCAATCCAAAGGACTCTTTTTATATTCTTCACTTAAAAACCTCACTCGAACCGTTTCACTTAAACAAAATTGGTAACTTGTAACGAACTCTAACTGGTCTTCCGTTTTGAAGAGCCGGTTTAAAATCTAACATCAATACTTTATCAATTATTGTGTCACTCAATCTTATGTCAAATGATTCTCTTATAACCGGATTCTCTACCTTACCTTGTTCATTTATCTCGAACTCGACAATTATTTCGCCGGATGGTGTTTGTTCTAATATGTCTTCTCGTATGTCATAGTAAGAAAGGTTAAACTGTTTTTTTTGTTGTGGTAGCTGACTCTCTCCCGCAGAGTTGTGGGCTATCAGCGAGCCCATCAGCATTAAAAAGATTAATGCCTTATTCGTTTTCATGATAACTCTCCTATTTTGAGTATGTTAACTATTATTAAGGATCATAACTGATTCATTCCTCATTATTAAATATAATGAAAAAATAATTAATATCGTTAGATTATCATTTGTTTTTGATGTCCAACCACAATTTCAGGATCAACATTGATAGTCCAACCTTGTCTCTTTGCCAGATGACACCAAGAGACATCTTCTGATGTGAATTCCCTAACTGGTGGTTCAAATGGAAACTCTTTCCACTCTGGTCTGAACCACGGATATTTAATAGATTCAAATACACCTCTTCGCACCAACATCCAACCGAATCCGGTGTAATCAACCGACACCAATCCTTTTCTACCTATCCAATCTGTTCTCTGTGCGAATGGAAAATTACCATGTTTTTTAAAATATTCCTCATCCCAATTCTCTACTGTCGCATAGTGTTTCAAATCCGTCATCATATATAGACCTGAGACTATATCTTCATCATGTTGTAATAATTTAAAGAAATGTTCTGGCTTAAATATTATATCAGAGTCAATCCACATTAAGTAATCGTAATCAGTTTTCCCTTGAAATGGTAGTTGCTTCTCACCCTTGAGTAAATCACCACCCAAACACTTGTTCCTAGCATAATAAACCACAGGATCGTACTTCTGTGATATCGCAAACTGAATACCAGATGATTGTAATTCAACCATGAGGTTTGACCAAGATTGTAAAAATTCACCAGAGTAACTTCTACCTGGCATACAAAATACTATTCTCATTCTCCGTCCCTCTTTTGGATTGACAACACTCTAATCATCTCATCCCATTTCTCATCACGCTCATCCCTACGGCGTTGAACATCAGGTCCCCACTTAGTCATAAACTCATTTATTATTTTTTCTAATCCTTCAACTTTTTTACTAAGTTGTTCTATCTGCAACTCAATTAATGTAGTTGATAATGCACTTTTTTCCTCACTCATTCTGTATCTCCTAAAATTTTATCATCAACATTTCTTAGCAATATTCTGACCTTATCATCCTTACCATTTTCTAAATGTAAATCGGTTTCCCATTCAACCAATGTACCCTCTTCCCAATTTAACTCATCGAATATTACTTTTGGTATAGACAGGTGTAACTGCTCTGTTTTTAGTATTTCACCATTTACTAATTTTTTCTTTATTTTGATTTTCACTTTTTCTCCCATATCCAAATTGGTTCACAAAATCTTCCATTCGCCTCTCTTATCATCTCTGGCTTTCTGTTGGATTGACCAGTCTCTACGGCGGTTCCAGCACCGATTGAGTTTGGTCTTGATGCCATCTCCATTCCAATACAACCTATGTATTCGGAGTCTCGGTACTGGTCTAAAAATTCATTCATCGGGTCACATATCTGAACCCATTCTTTTTTACTACTGCCGTTCTGTGCATTTACATCCGATATGTTCACGCATAACTTACCACCACTTTTTATGGTCGGCCATAGGTTATCCAATGTCTTGTGTAAAAACTGAGTGTTCCAAGCATCGATGTTTTTATATCGTACCCAGCTCTGAGTATCATCATAACTGTATCTCTCCACATTAAAATAAGGTGGTGATGTGAACACGATATCAAAGGTATCCTCATAATCATCATAATTGAAATCCTCAGCTGCTTCACAATGAAACTTGGTTGTCTTTTCGTTCTCAAAGAATGTCAAATGACTATCGTAGTATCTGGCTTGTTGCTCATAGATAGGATGGTTTTCTTTTCTCGGGTCTATCCCCACGTACAACTCGGTGTTCATACTGGCATAAAATCCAGCCAACCTATCACCCCAACCCATTGAAAAGTCCAACACATTCTTTACATTGAAATAATCATACAGAGCCTTTGCTGCGTTAGGTTTGAACTGACTACAGATATACTTTCTCAATCCCAACATAGTTCTTAGTGTTGATTTATCAATCTTTGGAAACTTCAATGTGTAGGCGGCACCCATCAGACTCGTCATGAATTTCAACTCACTCCAAGTCCGTAGCGGACCAGGTGATATTGTTCCATCAACAGACCACCTATTCTCTTGTTGAAAATAGTTTGATGATTTGTTTCCGTTGTTGACTCGTTTGATATACCATTGTGAGCCCTTGTATATCAAAGGATAATCATATCCCTCTTCACTTCTGGCAAACCACTCGCCCTCTTTCAATAAATCATGAACCCAAGTCTTCTTCAAATCAATGAAGTCTTTTCTACATTCATCCGCAGATATTTCCATGTATGGTGGTGGGTAAGTCATAGCAACAGTTGCTAAACTCTCTTTCACATCATCTTTACTGAATGTTTCTTTAATATGAGTCCACTCTTGTTCATCAATGTGAAGATATGGCTTTTGATTTTTGAATTTATCGAAATAGTCTAAGTACATTACTCTCCAAATAACTCCTTGAATGCTTTATTCGCAGCAGCTGATTGTTCATTTTTCTTTTCATTTTCTTGTTGTTTAACAACTTTCTTTAGATGGTCTCCTCGTTTCCATTGGTCAAACTCAATGTGTGTTGCCATCATGTCTGCCTGATGAAGTATGTAAGCAATATTGGTTTTCAATGCCCTATCAGGACTGTATCCAATATAATAACTCTTGTTTGACTCCTCATATAATCCATCTGTCAATTTCAAACCAATGTATTCGTTTTCCGACATTGATATACCAAAGTGTTGTAGCAAAAACAAAGCCCTATCAGTTACGGTCATATATTGTAGATTACCGTTATGTTTGTACACCAATCCTTGATTTTTCCTATGCCACTCAGAATCATTTGGTACATAATAATCCTCAGCTAAATCACCAATCTTACCCAAATCATGATGTAAAGCACAAAAAACCAACTCCTCTTCTGTGAAGTCAATTGTGGCTCCATTCTTTTCCCACAGTTCTTTTATCTGTAGGGCTGAAGTGGTAACATGAATTACATGTTCCACATAACCACCAGCATGACAGTTATGAAAGTGTTCCTTACCACTTGCTGGTGCAACTGCCATTCTTTCTCCAAAGTATTCATACATCTTAAATAACCCATCTAGTCTCTCACCAGAAAAGTTAACCTCGATAAGTTGAAGTAAATTATCCCAATTATGTTGAATTTGTTCAGGTGTTAGTTCTTTCATTTTTCTATCCTATAGTGTTTATCAATTCTCTTTGGAGGTTGTCTTTTATCAAAGTTGATGATACCATCATTATAAGCTTTTCTCCAATTGTATTTGTATTCTGTTATTTCTCCTATGGTTTCTCTCACCACAGACTCTTCTTTTAATGTGACATATTCAGGCCATTCATCCATTAATTTATCATGACTCTCTTTAAATGTCTTAGCGTTTCTATCCTCATTGACTCCACCCTTTTGGTAGAATCCCATTTCTGCACAGAATTCATCTGTAATTCTATTTTTATACCCTCTTGTCATATATTCAAAATTAAAGTTTACATCCTCACCGTATTGACAAAGAGTAAAATTAACATCATCAATAAACCTCTGTAACTTTTCACCATCTATAGCAACCGCACCATGTGCTAAAGTATTCTCTACATACGATTTATTTCTATATGGTGGATAAAAATGTCTTCTGTGTCCAACACTAATCAAATCAGGATCATTCAACCAACCATCAACTATTTTGAACATCTTCTCTATGTCTTTTTCTGTAGCCACCCTCTTTGATTTTTTCATGTTGGATTTATTATTAAATTCTTTATAATACTTTCTATTTCTTCTATGAAAAATGATGTCATCATCTATCATGTAAAATCTTTGACTTCCCGCATCCTTACAAATTTCCTCTCTTGTTTTAGCAATACCAATATTATTGTCCACTTTCATTATTCTATTGACTCTGTTCTGATATTGTTTATGTTCGGATAACTCTTGTTTTTGTACAACGAGTGTAACCATCTTTTTAGATATGTATTTTGGTAATCCATTTAGTGTGACCTGGTCATTTGCTCTCTTGTAGGTTGGTATATAAATTGTTTTTATCATCAATTATGCCCTTCATCATTTGTTCAAACTCTTGTTCGTAGTATTCAATGTTCATAGTTGATTCTTTATATTTATGTTTTATTTTATTTAATCTTTCTAATCTAACACTTTCATCCCTTAATTCCAAGCACTTTTTTTGTATATCTTCGAGTGACCAACACCTTTGCCAGTCACTCTCTACCAATTGATTGTTGATATCATAGTTCTTCCACACCAACGGTATTATGTCACACGCAACTGCCTCGTTGTATCTTGATGTTAGATATTCATCATAACCTGGCCAATTGAAACATAAAGTAGTCTTACAATCCATAAGGTGTGGCACGATGTTCTCAAGTTTTCTCGTGAACTTCACATCCCTTTTGAATCCATCAAAATTACCAATAAATAATGTATCTAAATCAGATTTGTGTAGGTCTCTCAACACCTCATGTCTGATGTCCCCACTCAAATCACCACCGACTTTCTTTCGTTTGGATGTGCCCCAATATCCGAAGTCATGTATTTTAGTGCCAGGCACAAATCTTTCTTTTATAAAATGATGTTTCAGACTATGTAATCCACCCTTGAAATCACACTCATCTATCGAGTATATTTTGACATCATTATCAGGAAAAACATAATCCCTATATAACTCAACATTATCGGCTCTATCGGATTGTAGAATGATAATTGTTTTGCCATCTATAACCTCACGCACCTTGTTCATGACCTCTTCCGTTCTCTTCCACACGATGGTCATCACCCTATCTGGTATGTGATACATGAACTCTGCCTCTGATGGAATGACAATATAATCTGAATCGATTATATCTTGATATATCTTTGTTGGCCAACCACTTGAAAAAGACAGACCAAAAAACTTATAATTGTATTGTGGATTATTGTGCATAAATGTTTTACACACATGAAACATACTATCAGCAATAGATTGTAATGGTTTGGTATATCTTTCTGATGACCTTATTCTTGTAAAACAAATCGTGGGTTTGTCATTAGTGTACTGAAAGAAATCGTTCATTTACCCACATTCCAAAACAATGCACCCTTAGTGGCATGTTTCTGTATGAATGTCCAAGCCTTTGAATCATAGGTTAGTGAACTCTGAAACGGTGGTCTTTCTGGCTCCTTACATTCTTGATGAAACTGATACTTTGATTTGTATGTTTCAGCCCTACCTTGTTCTCTTGGTGTCGTGTTGTGTCCTATCCTAACACCATAAACCTTAGCATCAGGCCAAGCACCTTGTAGTCCACGACTCAAAACTCCACTACTCATTACTGTCCAAACCTCGGTTGGATTTACATCAAGACTTAGGGCAGTTTGTCGCATGGCTTCGATAATTATCGGATGGTCTCCACCAAATGGAATCAGATGTGCTCCATTATCCAAACAATATTTCTTAGCCTTTGCTTGTATGTTAGTTAAAAAACCCATAGGTACTTCTATTATGTTAGCACCCAACTCTTCAGCCGCATCGGACAACCAATACCGTTCACCTTGTGGTATTGTTACGGTACATTTTTTACCCAAGTCCTTACAAGCATAAGCCAGAGAAAGTTGAGCATATCCTTGTCTCGGTGAGGCATAGACAAACTCATCCATCTCTGGCTTTGACTTTACATAAATGGTAAAGGCTCTTCGTTTAGTCCCACCATCAAGTAGGTCATCACGAACAACCTTTATACCATCATGCTCTTTGATTATTGGTTTTGGTAATGATGAAGTATAATCAACATTTTCAGTTCCGTAATCAAAGAATTTCGACACTTAGAAACTAACCTTTTTTGAGATTATTTTCACTTAGTGTCGTGGCTAGATTCGCATTACTACGATTCCCACCATCGACATACCTCTCGATATGGTCTCCATGTAGTCTTCCAGGAGTTGTAGCTTGGGCTACAGTTATCCTCTGATTAGTCAAACCATCTCTCATGTTATTAGAAATAAGTTTAGCTAACTTTTGTGGTTTAGTGAAAGCACGACCACCATCAAGATAAGTTATAGCGCCAGTATTAACCAAGTCCGATTTATGGTTTTTCTCAAACTCCTCTTTGAACATCGAGACACGAAGTCTGATTTGTTCAGGTCCATTCGTACCATGAAGACCACGAAAACAACCACCTGTCATCATCGGTTTACCCGTAGATGGATGTGGTAAGAAATTGACATTACCTTCAGCATCAAATTTAGGTTCATTAGGTTTTAAAACCCAATTGTTTTCGTCTTTGTAAAGTTCTTGATAAATCTTCCAAAGTGTTTCACACCACACCTTTTCATTCTTTATCTTGACTTTATCGGCGGCAAAACCATTGTGATAAGCATGTTTTGGATTAGTCATGACAGAGGTGAAATAATAGTAGTCACGAAACTCACTAAGTTTTACACCTGATTTAATGGTTTTCATTCCCTCAACCATTATTTTCATGTTAGACTTCCATCTTTTTGCCTCTTGTCCTTTGATGTGCTTTTCATTCTCATCCCAAGATTGCATATCGTCAACATTATAAAGGGTGTCGAGTGAATCGTGATTTACCATAGTGGATGGGTGAATTTCCCAATCCAAAAATTCAGCACCGATTAACTCATACCCTCTTTTAACTTTACGATAGTCACCTTGTATGCCTGAAAGGGATTCATCAAACATGTTAATATAATTCACATTTCCCTTTGGACCAAACCAATCTTGGATGTACGAGGCTACTGGACTGTTAGCAGCAGCTCTCTTCTCTTGTTTGGTCAAAGGTGTACCAGAATTAGACTTAACAAAAAGTCCCTTGAGTTCACTCAGATTGCACTTCTCAATGAAAGTGATTACTATATCACGACTACGAAAGTGTTCCTTAATCTCAATTGGTAATTCGTCAAATGTCTTGTTATTCACAGAGACATTTAGGTCATCTACCAAGTAATCAGTTGGACGGTTACTACCAATCCTATGTGGCTCTCCTTTCGGATAACCATTGATATAGCAATTGACCGTGTAAAAACGGTGTTGACCATCAATAATGATGAATCTCTTACCATCATCATATAATCTCTGAAAATACTCATACTCAGGATCAGATGGATCAGAGTTCTTCAATATCTGTTCAATGTCAGCAATAAGGAATAAATCCTTTACACCTAATGAATCATGTACATCAAGTATATAAGAATCAACTCTCGTATCTGCCCATTCGTCATACCACCTTTGATAAGAAGGTGGTAGTTCAAATATGTCTTTATCTGAAGTTAGAAATTCAATTGTTCTTAGCTCTGGTCTAAGAACTACTTTACTACGACTTTGAAGCTTTCGTAGTTTACTTTTAGCATTATCCATGATAATACCTCCTGTGTTTTAATATACATTCACTACCCAATACGGCTTGTTCAATTCTCGTGTCATTTACTGCTTTTTCAATGACAAAGCGATATGTAAATTAATTTTTACAATATACAAAACTTTTAGTTAAAAGTCAAGCATTTTTTTTATAAAATATGAAAATAGGTTCATACTTCATCGCAGTTCCACCTATCTTCACACTATTTTTCACATTTGATTGGTCAATGCCTATCATTGATGACATCAACATTTTCATCTTTCCTTTGTACTCACCACCCAGCGATTCAATGATATCGATGGAATCTTGTTCCAACGGGTGATAAGTCTCTTTACCGATTTTAATGTCGGCAATATTCCACAATAAATACCTATCTGAATTCAAACTATTGAAGGCATTTGTTAATGTTGGTTTCAAAAAATTATCTCTCCAATCATGATACATCGGATAAGACTTGAATGATTGTTCTTCATCAGCACTATACTGTTCCCTATCGAAATAAGGTGGTGAAGTAAACACCAAGTCCAACTTACCTTTGTACTGTTGGAAATCAGGATGGTCTCCGATGAACTCAGAGCCAATCTGAAAATAATGGTATGTATTTTTTGGTTCTTCCCAAAACGGATTTGTCTCCAATCCATGTTCATTGAAGAAGTCAGCAACATACTCGTATCTTGATTTGTTAAGTTCTGGTATCCAATTATCTGTATTGGGATCAGAACCAATATAATGAATTCTCTTCATGGATGACATAGCACCCAATATCCTACCACCCCAACCTGAACTCGGGTCATAAATATTCAACGGTTCGTCTTGTTCGATGTGGTCGGTAAACTTCTCGTATAATAATCTAGCCGTAAGTGGTGGAAAGTTAACAACGGGTTGTGTGGATAATGCCAACCTAAATGTCTGAAACATGGTTGGGAATAACCTCTTGTTAATATTGTAATAACGAATCATGTACACAT